AATATATATTATATCAGGTTCTAATTTAACTGCTGGTTCATCTGGTACATCTGGTGTTAATGGAACAAGTGGTACAACTGCAATATTAGGTTTTGCATCTGGTTCTACGCATGTAGCAGGAACTGCAAATTATTTAGTATTTAGTGGAAGTGCTGTACAAGCTCTTACAATATCAAATAGTACTGCATCAATTACTTTAGTTGGTGGAACTGGTACTGGGACAGGATTTCCATTTACTGGTTCAGCACAAATAACAGGAAGTTTAGGTGTGACAGGAAGTATATCGGTAACTGGAAGTTATCTAATTACTTCACAATCATTCACAGGTTCTTTAGTAGATAACGTATCACCAACAACTACCGGATTAGCTTCTGTAAAGCACGTAATCTATATCTCATCAGCATCTTACGCAGCATTAGGTACTAAGGATGCAAATACACTTTATGTTATATCAGGTTCGGCAATAACTGGTAGTGGCGGAGGAACTGGGACAGGATTTCCATTCTCTGGTTCAGCATTAGTAACAGGTTCATTAACTGTATCTAGTTCATTTGTTGTAACAGGTTCTGCTTTAGGTAATGTAGTATCAGCGAGTATTGCATCAAATACAGCATCAATTGATTTTAACGCTGGTAACTACTATACTTGTTTAGTAACACAATCTACATTCTATAACATCACTGGAGTAAATCCTGGTGAGACTTGTACAATGCTTATTACAACCGCACAAGGTGGTAACAACGCAGCAATGCCAACAGCATCATTCTCATCTAACGTTAAGCAAGTGAGTGGAAGCCGTTATATTCCAACTTCTGGTAGTGGTAAATTAGATATATTAACCTTTGTATCATTTGATTCTTCAAATGTTTTCTTAGCTAAAATACAAAACTTCGTATAATGTTTACAGCAGCAGCTTATCAAAATCAATCATTAATCTATGATAGTTTATACATGGATTTAAATGCAGCAGATTATATTGGTAAATTAAGTTCACCTCTTAATATAGGAACTAATTTACAAGATGTTTATACGGGTTATGCCAATAATGTAACTGTAACATCTGGCTCAATAGGCCTATCAGCTGATTTAGGTTATTTTGATTTTGCAGCTGCAAATACTACTGGTTCTCAAATGAGATGTGACCAAAATATTACTGGTAGAACTTTTTTAATTAATAGCAGTTGGACAATTCAATGGTGGGGATATTGGGATGTGATAAGTGGCAGAGATGTGTGTTTATTTTCTCAAGGTAACTTTGCAAACAACAATGGATTACACATACAGGCTCGTACCTCTAAATTACAATTTGCTATGTTTAATAGTGATTTAACATCAACAGCAAATTTAGTAACTGGAAGATGGGACAACTATGCTTGTGTATTCCAAAACGCATCTACATTAGGATACCGAAAAACAATATACATAAATGGAGTTCAGGATTCAACACAAACATTTGCATCAGCTTATGGTGGTGGGGATGTTGGTGACCCTTTTATTATAGGAGCAAACGTATTTACATCACCAGTAGGACAAGGAACTGTAGGATACGATGGTAGAGTTGGTGAAATACAAATATATGGTAGAGCATTAAATGCTAGTGAAGTATTTAACAACTTTCAAGCAACAAAAAGTAGATATAACAAAATATAATATATGGCTGAAGTATCACAAGAAATGTATGTAGGAAGTGAGAAAGTTTTCGCTTTTATTGATGATAGATGGGCTGGTATTAATACTTACGAAAAAGTTCCATTAGCACCTTATCTAATAAGAACAGATACATATTCTGGTTCAGTACAATTAGCTGTACCTGGTACATTGTTTTCTGCATCTCCAATTTCAATGACAAATTTTTATGATGATATATCTTCAAAAGTAAGAGGAGTTGGTTCAAATCTAACGGTTACACCTTCTGGTTCATCATCAGAATTTACATCATCCGCAACTACAAACTTTAGTACTGACGGATATACTACATCTATTTTGACCAAAGACGCTGGTGCATTATTAGGTATATCACCAACTGCATTAGCAATAGGTACACAACAATTTGTATTTGAAGGATATTTTTATTTTATAGAAAGTTGGGGGCAACCACCGTTCTGGCACGCTATGGCAAGACAAAACGATGGAATTACCGATGATTTTTACGCGGACATTGGTACTGGTGGTATTTCAGCAGGTACAACTGTTAGACAGAGAATTATCATAAATGGTAGCCAATTTTTGACACCTTCATTTACAGTAACACTTAATACATGGGTTCATGTTGCATGGGTTAGAACTACATCAGGAACGCTTTATAGTTATTTTAATGGAACCAGAAGGAGTAATGGTACATCAACTGCGAGTGTAAATACAAATGGTACAATGAGAATATTAGGTGGAGCATCTTCTGCAAATGATGGTGAAGAAGCACTACATCAAGATTTGAGAATAACAATTGGAACTGATAGAGGTTATAATACAGCAACTATCACAACACCATCATCAATAGTAGAAGCAACAAGTTAATATTATGACAAAATACGCATTAATAAACGAACAAAACGAAGTAATAGATTTATTAGAAGTAGAAAATATTCATACTTTAGATGGATATATTTTACCAGAACATCAATGTTCTTTAATAAACATAACTGATTCAGAAGCTCCATCTTTAGGAAAAGTTTGGAATCCATACGAAAATAAATTTGAATAATATGCAAACAGTCTATATAGGAAACACATTAATCAATGATGTATTTTTAGGAAGCAAAAGAATGGATGATTTGTTGACAAAATTTATTGGATTTGACCAAAATGTAAAGAATTTTGTTCTATTAACTGGTATTAATGATTTAACAACAATCAATGCATTAGATACTTTTGTAACTACATTAAAATCTGATGGTATTTGGGATAAATTATATTCATTATATCCATTTGTTGGTAGTACACAATCTACAAATAGAGTTAATTTAATAGATACAGGTTCATATCTTTTAAGTTTTACTGGAAGTTGGACTTTTAGTAACGATGGAGTTGCATCTAATGGTACTGATGCATTTGCTAATACTCAATTTACACCATCTTCAATTGCAAATAATTTTAGTGACACATCTTATGCAGTATTTACAAGAACAAATTCAACAAGTAGTGGATATGATATTGGTGGTGAAGATGACAGTATATTTAATTATTTAATTACTAAAAATGCTGGTAATAAATCATCATATGCAATATCAAGAAATATACTAACTACTATAAATGATGTTACAGGTTCTGGCTTTTTTATTGGAACTATAAGCGGAAGTTCTACAAATAATGTAAGATTATTTAGAAATGGAACATCAATTGCAAGCAAAACAACAGTAATGTCAGCTTCAATGTCTTTGCCACTTTATTTTGGTGCTAATAATTTTAGAAATAACTTTGCAAATGCATACACTTCTGAAAGTTATTCCTTAATGTCAATAGGTAGAGGATTAACTGATACTGAAGCGAATAACTTTAATAACGCAGTACAAACATTACAAACAAATCTAAATAGAGCAATTTAATCACTAAAATTGTGACAATAATTGTTAAATAAATAAAATAACTCAATATGAAATTAGAATCACAACAATCATACGTTTCAAACCCACAATTTAGTGGTGGTGTTCAAGTATTTGGAGTATCTGGTTCAGCATTCGTAACTGGATTTGGATTTATTGCTGGTGGATTGTATGTAGGACAACAAGGAGATTTGACTGTTAGAACAGCAGATGGCTCTATTCTTACATTTGTATCTGCATCAGGCTTTATTCCAGGTTTGATAACTGCTGTATCTGGTTCAACAACAGCAGCAAGTATAATCGCATTAAAATAAATTATGTTAAATCTTAACTACAACGTTATTGGTTCGCAAAGAGATACGTCTGTAAGAGCAGCTGGATTACCATTCCAGGACTTTTTTGCCGAAGTATTAACTGTAGCCGGTGGTGGTAGAGGTGGTATTGATATTGGTGGAGGCGGTGGTGCTGGTGGATATAAATACCAATCAGGCTATCTAATTAAAAGCAATGGATTTTATACCGTAGCTATCGGAGCAGGACAACCTTCATGGTTTACAACCGGTGGAGTATGTGGTGCAGACCCTCCAGCAACTTCTTTATCTGGAAGTAATACATTTGTACTTAATTCAGTTGATGGAAGTAATTTTTTCACTATGGGTGGCGGAGCCGCTGGATGTGGAGAAGTTCTAGGCAATACATTACCTGCTTCTAATGGAGGCTCAGGTGGTGGTGGACAAGGATTTGGTGGAGCCGGTGGTAATGGATTTGTAGATGCTCAATCTTTTATACAAGGTAATAATGGAGGTGCTGCAGCTAGTGACCCAACATCAACAGGTGGTGGAGGTGGCGGAGCTGCATTCGCAGGAAATACATTAGGAACTGGAATTGGTGGTAATGGTAGATTGGATTTAAGTTTACCAACTGGAAGTTATAGAGCAGGTGGTGGTATTGGAGCTGGTGCTTCAACTGCATCTGGCTCATTAGGTGGTGGTGGATACTTTGGTATTGCAGGTTCACGTTTAACAGAAAATGGACAACCTAATACAGGTGGTGGAGGTGGTGCATTACAAGGAGTTGTTTCATCTGGCTCTATATATGATACTGGAGCTGGCGGTAGTGGCTTTGCACAATTTAGATATCCTGGTCCACAAAGAGCAAATGGTGGAGTAGTATATGAAGAAAAAAACATATTTGGTAATGTACTATTCACTGTACATACATTTACTGCATCAGGAGTATTTGAACCAATAAGATAATATTATGGCACACTTTGCAAAAATAAATGAAAAAAATATTGTAGAAACAGTCTTAGTTGTTGATAACTCTCAAGAACATAGAGGACAAGAGTTTCTAGCAAAAGATTTGAAATTAGGTGGTAGATGGATTCAAACATCTTACAATGCTAAATTCAGAGGTAGATTTGCTGGAGCTGGTATGTACTACAATGAAGATAAAGACCGTTTTGAACCACAACAACCCTATGCATCTTGGAATGTACAAAACGAAGCCGGTGATTGGCTTTCACCAATACCAAAACCTGAAGGGTTAAATTGGAATTGGCATGAAGAGTCTAAGAAATGGATTAATGGTGTAATACTGTAAAAAAATTACTATATTTTAATATATAATTGTTAAATAACTAAATACAAATAATATGAATGCAACATTAGTATTAAAGAAGATTCTCCAAAACTTAGCTTTGGTTAAAGAAGAGGAAGAATTAACATACGCAAAATTAGCTGATGGAACTATCTTACAATCCCCAACTTTTGATGTTGGTGAAGATGTAGATGTTGTATCAGATAGTGGTACAAAAACTGCAGCACCAGATGGTGAGCATGAAATCGTACTAAGTGATTCTGAAGGAAAAGAAGTAAGAATCAAAATCATTACTAAAGACGGAAAAATCGTAGAGAGAGAAAACGTTGAAGTAAAAACAAAAGCAGAAGATGAAGCTGTAGAAATGGAATCAATCGCTGGTGGTGATATGGGTGATGATGATAAGGAAGATGATGAGGAAACAGCAGAACCTATTTCTGAAGATATGAAGAAAGATGAGGAAATGAAAAAGAAGATTGAAGAAATGACTTATCGTATTGAAGAATTAGAAAAGAAATACAACGAAATGGTAAAAGAAAAAGTTGTAGAAGAAGGTGAGAAAGCAGAAGAAGTTAAAGCAGAACCATTGCCTGGCGATAAAGCAGAGAAGATGGCAGCTGTAGATTCTGAAGAAGAGGAAGAAGAACTTCCTAAATTGGATGGTGCACCAATAGATGAAAATGCACAAAAAGTATTAAACATAAAATTCAATAAAACATTGAAAGTAGAAAACTACCAAAACAGTGTTTTATCTAAACTTTATAAATAAAATAAATTAGTAACAATGAAAAAACAACAAAATTTCACACAGCCTAGCGTTACAACAACCTACGCTGGTGAGTTCGCAGGTAAGTACATTGCAGCGGCATTGTTATCAGCTAAAACTTTGGACAACCAATACATCACAATCATGCCGAATGTGAAGTTTAAGAGTGTTATCCAAAAGATTGCAGTTGATTCAATCGTAAACGATGCATCTTGTAACTTTACCACTTCTGGTACTGTGGCTCTCTCTGAGAGAATCTTAGAACCAAAAGAACTTCAAGTAAACCTTGAATTATGTAAGCAAGAATTCGTTGATAGCTGGCAAGCTCTTCAATTAGGATTCTCTGCATTTGATGAAATTCCAAAAGATTTCAACGATTTCTTAATCTCTTATGTAGCAGGTAAAGTAGCACAAGCTACTGAAATCTCTATTTGGAGAGGAACTAACGCAACTAATGGTGAATTCGGTGGATTATATTCCGCTTTATCATCTTCAGTTGTAGCAGGTGGAGCAAACGCACCTGTAACATCATCAGCTTCTGGCTCTATCACTTCTGCAAACGTGTTAGCATCATTAAACTCTTTAGTAGATGCTATCCCACAAGAAGTTTATGGAAAAGAAGATTTAATGATTTATGTACCTACTAACGTAGTTAAAGCTTATCAACAAGCATTAGCTGGTGGAGCACAAGGTGCAAATGGTTTCAACAACCAAATGAACGTAGGTGAGAAGCCATTGAACTTCAATGGTATCGAATTAGCATTCTGTCCTGGCCTTGGTTCTTCTGCTATGGTAGCAGCTCAAAAATCAAACTTGTACTTTGGTACTGGTTTATTGAGTGACCATAACGAAGTAAGAGTATTGGATATGGCTAACTTAGATGG